GTAGACGGCCTCGAACGCCGTCCCGGTGTGCGGGTTCGTGCATGTCCGCTCGCACGGATTGCACGGCACGCACGTGCACTGCTGGCAGCCGCCTTTTCCGCCAAGCAACATCAGACGCACTCCGCCCATTCAAGGTGCCACGTGCCGTCGATCGACTCGCAGCCCACCCAATAACCCCCGGTCGGCCCGGTGACTGTCTGCGCCCGGTTAATCGCCGTGAACGTCAGCGGCCCGCTCGTGCCGGTCACCGCCTGCGAGCCGTCGCCCTTCCACTGCGTGACGCTTGCCGTCGCACCCTTAGTCCAGGTGCCCGAGACCTTGCCGAGCCGGATGCCAGCCGCCCCGGCGGCCCCGAACCGCACAAGCGCCCACTTCCCCGTACCCGTGCCGGATTCCTTCCACAAGATCGTGGCCTCGCCGCTCGAGCTGCTGGTGAGCTGCGTGAGGTCGCCGTCCTTTGCGGTGGCGAACGTGTCGCCCGCCGACACGACGTTGATCTTCGCCTGCACCACACCCGCAACCGCCACTCTTCCAATCTTGCCGGCCGCGATCGGCTCGACCGCCACGACAAATGCCGAGCCGCCGGTCGGCAGGCCACCGGACAGAACAGGCTGATCTTGGAATTGCTGCGTGGCGTTGCCGGTGGCTCCGGACGGCGTGAACACGACGCCAGCCACGGAGAGGACGCCCCATCGGTTGACGGTGCCGGTGGTCCCGTTCTTCGCAAGGATCGGCGTGTACGAAGACGGCCCGGCCATTGGGCCGCCGCCTGCCTGAGAGTACCGATCGCCGAGGACGATGTCGGCGGCGTCTTGGGCGCGGTTCCACGCACGGGCGGAAATCTGCCCGCGGAGCGGTCCCGGCTTGATACGGTGCGGTGCTCCGTCGCTCATGTGACACCGATGCCGAGGAGTGAGAAGTCACCGTCGGGGTACACCCGGTTCGCGTACACCGCTACCGGAAGCCGCACGAGCTGATTCTTTGCGGGATCATCCGACGTGGCGTACCGGACCCACACCACCTCATGACCGTACGCCTCGATGTTTTCGATGTCGCCGATCTTCGCCTTTGGGAGGCTCTGCCCGACATTCGGGGAGGCGACAAACTTGAACGACAGTGACCACGGACTGTAGCCACGCTGCTCGTCCCATTCGTGCGTACCGGAGGCACCCGTAAAGAGGACTTCGCCAGGGTTGAATGAGCGGAATGCTGCCGTGTTGACGCTACCAGTGAGCTTGCAAAGATTCTTGATGTAGGCGTTCGTGACGTAGCCCGAAGGAACCTCGTAGGACTCCGTCCACGACAACGAAGGGACGACGATGTCGACGCCGTTGACGCCGTTGTCGTCAACGTTGATTGCGCCCCGGAAAGTAGCCGCGTCGTCGAGTCCCGCCGGTCCGTACCGACGCTCCCCAACGTCGCCGTTGTTCAGGTCGAGGGCATTGGTAATGTGCTTCGTGCCGCCGCTTGTGTCGAACGAACGAGAACGCTTCAGCGGTGCCGTCTGCGTCGGATCGTCGGCCCCGATCTTTTCGTAGGCAATCGTGACCTTCCACATGTTGTCGCCCTGGTACTCCACCGAATACGATTCGGCTCGGAGCCTCACCTCCGGGCGACCGGGGTACGCCCAAAAAGGGTAGAGCGAAGAGATTGCAGAATTGCACGAAGCGTGCAGGACGTTCTCGTCCGACGTTCCGATGACGTTGAACACGCGGGTCCGTGTCGACGCCTCTTTTCGGCCGAGCCGGAAGATCGTGGCCGATTGGCTCGAGCTGTCTTCGATCCATGTCAGCGACATTAGACGCCCACCTGTCCGGCCATCGCGGCCGCCTTGAGGTCTTCACGGATCTTCTTCAACGTGTCGAGTTGCTGTGCCGGGATCGATCCGGCACCGAGCTGCCCGAGATTCATCGCCCCGAACTGCGCCGTAGACGTGGCTCTCATGCTCGACTCCGGATTCGCCACGGCCTGCGGCACGGGGAACCGGTTGACCTGATCGCGGAGATTCTTGTTCGCGTCGGCCACGGCCTGTGCCCGGTCGACGACGTTGCTCGCCGTCCGCTGTGCCCGATCTTTTCGGAGCCGATCCGCCTCCGCGAACATGGCGTTCTGACGATCGCGGCTCTCCTGCTGCATCGCGGCCTTTTGCTCGTCGGTGAGCCCGGTGCGGCCGGCGAAGCCGGGACGCTCCCGGCCCCGCTGGGCGGCGTTCGCAGCGTTCGCGGCGTCGATGCGGGCGAACTCCTTCGCCGCGGCCTCGTCGGAGATGCTTCCGATCCGCCGCCACATCTCGGTCCATCCCTTTTGGATCAGGCCGGTCGTGTTGTCCCAGTAGGCCATCATGGCGTTGAGGACGTTGTCCATCGCTCCGAGGATGTATCCGCCCCATTCGCTCGTCGCCATGTCGGTCCACATCTGATCCCACATGGCCGCCATGCCGATCCCGAGATCCGAGAACACGTTCTGCACGGCCTCGATCCACGGGTCGAGCGAGCCCATGATCGCCTGCTCGCCGCGAGCCCATGCAGCGGCCCATCCGGCCCACAGAACATCGACAGCACCGGTGAGATCGCCAGCCGCAATCGCCCGGTACACGCCCTCGACGGTGAGATTTACCGTGTCGAGCAGATCGCCGAAGACTGCCTTAAGGTTGCCGATTGGATTGGCGAAGGCGTTGCCGATCACGCCGGCAAGCTTGCGGAAGTCCACGCCGGCCATCGCCGCACCCGCCGCCAGCCCGCCGAGGACCGCCACGGCCGCCAACACCGGCCCGCTGGTGGCAAACGCTCCGACAGCGATCGCCGCACCCTTGACCATCCCGAGAAAGCCGCTCACCGGCCCGATGGACGCCGCGATCGTTCGGGACAGCGTCGTCATGGCGAACCCGAGAGCGTAGGTCGCCGTCCCCCACACGGTGAAATACCCGCCGACCGCCACCGCCAGGCGGATGAGCTGCTGATTCTGCCGAACGAAGTTCGCGACCGCCTTCGCCGCCCCGGCCACCACGTTGGCAATCCCCACGAACGCCGGAGCCACCGCCTCGCCGACGGCGTTGCCGATGTCCTTGAGAGCCCGATTCATGTTCTCCATCTCGGCGGTTCGCTCAACGAACGCACCGCCCACCGCCATGATCGGCCCGGCGATCGCCGCACCGATGGCCGCCATCCCGAGCCCGGCCGACTCCAGCGTCATGCCGACATCGGCGATCTTCGTGTTGATCGTCGTGAGCGCCGACATGAGCTTCGACGGGTTCGCGCCGATCTCGACGTAGACCTGGCCGCCGCGGACTGCTGATGCTGACATGGACTACCCTCCGGCGGGTCCGAACAAGGCTTCGAGATCGGCCTGTGTCGGCTCTCTCTTCGGTGTCGGTCGTTGCGTCGAGAACGGGTTGAACTTCGCGGCTTCCATCGGCGGTTTGCCTTGCCCCCGGTGAGCGTTGAAAAACTGCGCCATCTGCTGTGCCGTGTGCCACCAGTCCGATTCAAGGCGTGCATCACGAGCCGCCATCAGTTGCCGGACGGTCCACTCTCCGGGATAGACGCCGAGGATGCCGGCACACTCCCAGACGACAGCCCAGGTGTCCGCAGCGCCGCCTCCGCCTGCCGGGTCACCTCCTCCGCCAACTCGGTCATCCGAGCCGCGAGCGAGGTCACCACGCCGCGAAGGCGAGGGGGGAAAAAAGCGATCAGCTCCTCCTCGACCGCTACCCCTCCGTGCTCGAGCGACTCGCCGCGGAGCCCGTTGAGGAACTCGTCCTTCGAGAGCCCGGCTTTCTCGATCGCCGGCAGGAGCAAGGCGTAGAGCGTCTCGCCGAGGGCTGAGAAGTTACTCCGCAGAATCTGAAACGTCCTGGCGATGTCGCCGGCGTCGATCAGGTCAAACGGCACCGGCTCGGTCGGAGCCGGCTCGTCGGCCGACTTCGGCGGCGGCACGACGCGGACGAGATCCTTGACTCTCGCCGCCGACGACACGGTCAGCGACACGTGCCACGGGCGGCCCTGGTCGTCCCGAAACTCTCTCATGATCGGAGCCCTGCGGTGGTCTTCTGCATCTGAATGGCGTACGCCCGAACGTCATCGAGCGGTTGCGCATCCGAGACGCTCACGACGACCGCCGTGAACGTATGCCCGCCGGCCACGACTGCGATCTCCGTGCCGGCGAGGCTCGCCGCGACGGCGGTCGATGCCGCGGCGTCGTCGATTGTTTCGACGGTGAGCGAGACGCTGTACCCCGTGTGGTACGACACGATCGTCCGCGAGCCGAACGGCTGGAACTCACGGGTCACCGCGGCGTAGCTCACGGTGACATCACGGACGCCGGGCACGGCCACGCCGTCCCACGTCAGACCGGCGTTACGCCCGAGGGAGATCGCCATGCCGCCCCCTCATGGTCAGGAGGTCTTTTTGGCGGTGAGCGTGAACGTCACCGCCCCGTCGAGCGGCCGATTCTCGGAGACGTTCGTGACGATGTAGCCCGTGCCGGCCGACGCGAGGCTCGTCATCACGGCCGTGGCGTCGAGGCACTCGATCTCGGCGGTGCGGGTGATGAATCCGCCCGTCGCGGCCTTGTAGGAAATGCCCGACGGATTGACGAGCCCGCGGTGGGACACGTCGATTGCCGTCGCCTCCCGGTTCCAGTTGACCGAGATCACGCCGGTTGCGCCGTTGGCTCCGGTGGGCGTGCCGCCGTCGCGGCCGAGAGTCACTGCCATGTCGGTTGCTCCTTACTGGACGCCGCGGGTGCAGGAGACGGAGTACGTGATCTTGTCGTCGAGCGGTTCGCTCGTGGAGACGCTCGTCACGAGGAACTTGATCGAGGAGAGGTTGTGCCCGTTCGCGCCGGACGCGGTTACGGTCACGACGCTGCCCTCATTGACGCCGGGCGAGTCGATGCACGTCACCTCGAGCGTCTGCTCGGCCCACCCGCGGAGGATCGTCCGCTCGGTGTCGCCAGCCTTGGTTTTGTCCACCTCGGTGAACGTGGTCGTGATCGACCCTTCGCTCACGTTCGAGATGCCCGTGTACGTGACGTTCTTCCCGAGCACGATCGTTTCGCCGGCCATGCGAGAGCCTCCGCGTGGGGTGTGGCTCTATCGTCGGCGGTGAGGCGGCAACCCCGGAGGGGGTGTGGCGGTCAGAAGAGCTTGAGCTGATTCTGGCCGCTCGCCGCCGGGCCGGAAATGAAGTCGCGGAACGCCTCCGGAATCTTGTCGGAGGAGTTCCGCAGCCCTTGCGCCATGTACCGGCGGCCCTTCACCCGTCGGCGGCCCCAGAAAAAGCTCTCGCCCCAGATGAAACGCCGGCCGCGGCGGTACTCGACAAACTCGCGGACACCCTTCGGCTCGTTCGACAGTGTGCCGAAGACAGCCCCGGCGAACTTCTTCGGTGCCCGTTTCGGCACGACCGAGCCAGGCGTAAACCACAGCGACACGCTCCCGCCGACTTCGTGCAGCTTATTGAGCTTCGGAATCAGCCGCGGCCCGATCACGACCGATTGGCTGACAGGATCGTAGTCGGAGATGATGTCGGACCGCAGGAACCCATTCGGCCACCGGTCCGTCTTCCAACTCGTCACCCGGTCCGGCTTCGGGATCTGATAACGCTTGATGACGATCTGCCGGCCGTCCTTC